TTGTTGACCATCTATTCCTTCTGATGATATATCTTCTGGTATTCTGAAGTATGTTTCCTGTAATGTTTGACCAGTAAGATCCATTACTTGTTTTAATAAAAATCCTGGACAAGCAAATTGTTTATCCAAAGGATTCATACAGTATTCTTCATTGCTTACAGCATCTCCACCACAATCACAATCTTCTGGGTATAAAATATCATTAGTTACATTATCCTCAAAAAATGCAGCCATTCTTACTTTCTCTACCATTGAGTTAGTAACATATAGGTAATCATTGTTTATCCAAAAATATGTATCTTTTTTTCTAGACCCTAGTTTTAAAAGATTTAAATATCTATTTATAGAAATTTCTTTTAATTTAGTTCCACTACCCCCCATAGCATTTATAGAATAAACTCCTTGTATAACATATTGATAATTCCCTTCTGATATTCTGGGTAGTTTAAGTTTACTTCTTGCAATGGTTGTATCTTCTTGATAGTTACAACATTCCGATATAGGAACTTCAATCATTTCTAAACAAGGAATAGTTGTAAAGAGTGTATCTGTTGCCCACAATCTTCTTAAATTTGTTTCTCTTTTTATTAGAAACAAAGCGTTATCTACAATTTCAGATGCTATAGCTCTATCTGTAATCATAGAATCCGTAGATAGGATTCTATGTAGAGTTCTTGCATCTGATATCATGCTTCTTAATGTAGCCATTTTTATATTCTTTCTTCAAACTCACCACTTTTGCCTTTTTCTTTATCATAGATTAAAACAAGGGCAGCTCGTACATTATTAATAAAATTCTTTTCTCTGTGCCATTTATCAGCTCCAGATAAACTAGGCATTTGTTGTACTCTAACTCCTTTTACTTCTTTAGCCATATAGTGATGTTTATCACCTGTATGTACTTCTCTAAATTTACTAGTACCAAATTTTATAGAATGCTCTGGACTAGTAGCAAATAATAGAGGAAGATCTTCTATTTTACAATTACCATGATGATAACCAATAAATGTATTCCCTAATGTAACACCTTTTACTGGATTACTATCTCTTATAAATGAAATATTACCTTCTTGTGCAAAATAAACACTTAAACCATGTGCAAGATAAAATGACTTTGTTTTATCATGATTACCTTGAACCAATACTACTACTACATTTTGGCAGCGTTCTTTCAAATATGAAATAGTATTTACTAATAAATCAAATCCAACTTCATATTCTTCATCATACTCAGCTATTGTATCCTGAGGAGTACCATTTGTAGTTTGATTCCAATAATTATCTGTATGAAAAAAGTCATTAGATATAGGAAACATAATAGTATCTATGTCATATATTTTAATTGTTTTTTCAATTAGTCTTTCTGCAATCTTTGTAAATACTTCTGCTCTTTTCTTTACATTAGTATTTTTTTCTGAAACATATTTTTTAGCTAAATGAAAATCTGAAATAGAAAGTTCTAAATCAACAATTTCTTTTTCAGAATTTGGTTTTGGTGGTTTTACAGATTTGTAGTTAGACTTATATTTTTTTAAGAAGTTAACAAAATCTTCTTCTGAGTAATCTCCTTTTTGTTTTCTTCTACAAAATATAGAAGATGTAAACTTTCCTGTTGGTTGTAGTTTAGACCAGTAGTTTGTAATTGTAAATTTATCTAAATCTACATTATGAACTATTGCTAATTCTTTATGACTATTTGGTTCTGTTGAGACAGTTACTATGCTTTCTAGTGTTCCTTTTAAAAAATTTTCTTTTTTAACAACTTCCTTAGATGTCTCTTTTTTAAAACCTTTAACCTGTTTTTTTAATTCTTTTAGTTTGTTTTCTGATACTCCTAATCTGTTTGCGTAAAATTTCCTACTTTTTTTCCATTTTAATATTTTTGAGAGTTTTGCAATATTCTCTAAATCCTTTGAGATACTATCCATAGTGAAAAATTATTTATTTAAGGTAAAGATACTGAAATTTTTATTAACTACTAAAGAAAAATAATTAATGTAACTTTACACTCTAACTTTAAAAATTAAAACTCCCTAAAACACAAGGCTTTAAGGAGTTTTCAGTTTCATAAAACCAACAAAATGAAACTTATATATTTTATTAAACACATATTTCTATAATACCTGTAATTTCTCCAAAAGTTTCTATCCTAGCAGAGGCAGTAATACCAAATCCAGGATAATCAATACTATAAAAATTTCCTGTACCATAAAAAGGTATTGTACCTAAAGCATCTGTATATAAAATATCCCCTACACTTATTGTACCAGGTGTAATAGGATTTAACCATACAGGTATATCCGTAACAAACCCTTCACCACATGTTGAAGAAAGTATATTTGCAGAAGAAACACTACCACTTTCCCAAACAATAGCTACAGTTGTTGTAGTAGTTGTTGTATAAGAAGGAGCAATTTCTAAATAATTGCTACATTTATCTGATTGGTTAGTAATTCTAATACGTGTAGTACCATCAGGAGCTAAACTAGTAGTATACCCTGCCAGTAAATTAACATCTGATATGTTTGTCTCAAAAGGAGTTATAAATCCATCTACGTTAGAGTATAGGTCAAATAAAGTACCTTGATCTACTCCTATTGATGTTAATGTTACTAATATGTCCATCTTTTTGGTTTAAGGTATTGATATTGTTTTAGAAATTGAACAAATTTTATTATTACTTTTAACTTTTATTTCTGTAGTCCCATCAGGAACATTGTCTGTTGCAAATCCTGCTTCTAATTGTGCTAAAGAAATATTACTTTCAAAAGCAGAATTAAAGTTAGTGACATCAGAATATATATCAAAAGGACCTGTTTGATCTACTTCAGCATTTGTTATAGTTAAAAATACATTCATTATACAGTAGGTATATAGATTATATAGTGACAAGCTAATACTGGAGGAATATTACTATGTGAATTTCCACCACCTGTAGGATTTATACTCAAAGTATGCGTATGATTTGCATCTAATAATAATTTTCCAGTACTATTTGTATCAGGTGAACCTGGGGTTGAATTAGTAGGATACCCTTGTTCTTTAGTAAACACTCCTGTAGTATTGTTTGTAGCAGTATTAAAAGTTTCTGAAATATATGTGACTTCCCCTGTTAAAGAAGTAGTAGTACTTAAAGTGTGTGTATGTGTATGATTAGGTATTTGAGATTCAGTTAATGTTACAGTGTTAGAACCATTTGTATCCAATAAAGAATATGTTGGATTTCCAGGTTGAGCAGGATCTGTTGCTGTTGGGAAAACTCCACCTAGCATTCCACTGGTTGTTCCCACTGCAATTCTGCCTCTTTTATCTGGAGTAAAATTTTGACCATTACATAAATATACTTCTTCCCAATCACCTGTTCCAGCACCTGTAGCATCAAAATAACCTGTTGGTCCATAATATTCCATTACAGCATAAGGAACCATTTTAGTTTTTTGTCCTACACCACCACCTGATTGACTAGCAATATAATTAGCAATATATGTATCTATATCAGTTATTTGTACATAATTAGTAGAAACATCTAATGATAATGCTTCTAATCTAGTATTTACAGTACATATGTAATCTATAGTAGCTTGAAGTACAACATCTACTCCTTCATCACCAACAATAGAAGGGACACAACCAGGTGTGTAAGGTCCATTTATTGTTGTTATATCATTTATGTTAGTTGTAACCAATGTATCTAAGGTACAAATAGCTTTAGATAAAGCATTGGTAATATTTACAACATTTATATCTGTACAGTCTATTAATTCATTAGAAACAATAGAGCATAAATTCTCAGCATCTAATTCATATTTTATACCACTACCATCTAAGGTAGATGTTAAAAATCCAACAATAGTTGATGTTACATAATTTAATGAATCACCATTTTGTATACCAAGTATTTCTATATCAATACCTGTGTATCTTACACATTTATCTGATGTGGTTTCAGCACAGCCAGTATAACAATTTGAGCAAACGTTCATATCTTAAATTTTTTTAATAGTTTTTAACAAGTTTGAATTGTATTTCCTACAACTCCATTTATAGAAACTTCTGCAGATTGTGTTATAGTATCTAATAACATTACATGGAATTCTAAAGCACCATCTCCAACAAAAGGTATTGTACCCCCTGCATCTGTATAAATAACATCTCCTGCTGTTAATTCTCCTGGAGTTTGTGGAGTATACCAAGCAGGTGTATCAGGAGTTCTAATGCATCCAACATCTTTAGTACTTAAATTAGATATTGTAAATGATACTATAGGAGCTGCTGTAGTTGTTGTAGTTGTTGTAGCTAAAACTACATTTCTTTTTTCTTCACAACAAGAACATCCTGCTGTTAATAAATTAACTCTACTAGCTATAGCTTCTACACTAAAATCACAAGAATAGTCTTCATTAACTAATTTAAACTCTAAGATTCTTTTATAATGTAATAATGTAGACATTTTATTAGCCTCTACAGGTTTGTCTAACATGTATGCTATATTTGTATAAAGATTTTTAGCCATTGAAGCTAACTTACACTCAATAGAATTTATTACATTAGGTATAAGGGCACATTCCCTGCAACTTGTTAATTTGATAGTTAACATATTATTTTTCTTTATAAGAGCATGTCTTACATAATCCTTGTTTATCAAGGTTACAAGAGCATCCTACATTTTTATTACATTGTCTGCATGTTGCCATTAGTAAAATCTTGTTAAATTAGTTCCACAGCATAATCCTCTATTAATAAAATCATCTAGCATTTTAAATGCTTTATTGTATAACCTAGACGCATCTTGAGTTGCACAATTATTAGCAGCTGCAATAGATCCCTGAATAAAATAATTAATAGTATCTAAAGCTACTTTTTGTTCTCGCTTAATATTAGCATCACATTGCATCATATCTAATTTCATAAAAGCACTATCAAATTTTTCTTGTAAGTGATTTATTCTCATTATAGTTTTTTCAACAAATGTAGTATAAGCAGGTGCAACAGAATATCTAAACACATAAACACCATCTGGTAAAGGTTGTAAATCTTCCTCTACTTCAGATATTCCTAAAAATAAAGAATCTACAATATTGATATCTGTAGGAGTAAAAACACCAGTAACAGTTTCAAATCCAGGAATACTTACTTCTAATAAAGGTTCAGTGACTTCTGGAGGATCATTAGGATAAGTAGAAGTATCTACTATATTAAAAGTCCTATTATCATATGTTGGGGTTACTACAAAATCTAATCTTAAATCTGCCATATCTTTAAAAAAAAATATGCCAGAGGATTATGAGAATCCTCTCACCCTCTGGCATAGGTTATTATTATTATTATTTTATATTACTTTACTACTATGTAGTAATAGTATTATCAGCAGTTACAGCACCAAGAGCAGCGACTAAAACAGCTTCTAAAGCAGTTTCAAATGCACTACCAGCTTCTACAGCTATGATAACCATACTGTCCATAGATACATAATCAGTCCAGTTTTGAGCAGCATGATCTAAGTCTCTAAATTTAATATAGTATGTACTATAACTTGTACCTGCAGTCACTTGACTTTCAAAGTTTTGGTTATAGCCTACCATTCTATAAAGATGTTTCAAGTAACCAGCTTGGTAACTATGATAGTTTTTCTCAAGTTGAGCAATTTCTTCAGAAGTTCCTGAAGCAAAAGTAGCAGCTTGAGTTTGAGCAACAGTACCTACAGATTCACAAGAATCACTAACAATAAAGTCAGCAGTAGTGTCAGCTCCTTTGTATACAAAAGTATCAAACCACATTCTATCATACTCATGAGGATTAGCAGAAACATCACATGGTTGTCCATATGTAGTTAAAGCTTTCCCAGTAATAACAAGTTTAGCAGTAGCACCTGTTCCTGTTTTAGCAAATGTAAAGTATTCATTTAAAATACCATCTAAAGCTAATTCAACAAGTAAAGCATCTACAATAACTTCTGGATCAATCTCAGTGCATGGATCAGCTCCACAAGTTAAGCATGATTCAGGTAAAGTTACAGACCTTGTAAGTCCATTAAAGTAAAGAGTGTTAATATAAGAACTATGAGCTCTAATAGTTAAACTAATACTTTCTTGAGGTTTAACTGTAAAAGCATCTACTTCTACAATTTGAACGTTAGCAATTGGGTTACCATCTACTTTATACCATTCAAATACGTTACCACCTGTACCACCTTTAATCTTATCAGAGCGTTTTGAGCCTTGTAAGTAAGTGTTTTCTCTGCCTTGAGCTACATAAATATATGGAGCAGCAGCAGCATTCCCAGCAGTTGCTAGAGAATAATCGTTTCTAAAAATACCTAACTGTCCAGCAGTTAGTACTTCGGTTGATCCTGTACTAGGGAGTACGGTTTGCCCTACAGGAGCCACAAATAATGTGGTCAATGAAAAATCAGCCATGTTTAATGTTTATTTAAATTATTATTAATATTATTGTTTATTCGTTTGTTTGTGTTCTAAATCTAGCTGTATTAGCTGCACTTACATTTTCAGTAAAATCTGCTAAGTTTTGTACAGTTAAATCTAGTAATTCATCTTCTAGGTAACTTTTAAGTTCACAATTTTTGTCAACAGAGTCTTCCCCTTCAAAATTTACATATCCTTTTTTATCTATATAATCAGGATATTTAATGTATAATATATGTAGTTTTTTAGGAGTAAAAGTGCCATCAGAGTATATGCTAATTTTATTACCTGTCATTGTATTAAAAGTTTCTTGATATTCAAATGAAGGTTTAAAATGATCGCTGTTAAGCAAAAATTGTATATCCCCATGTTTAGCAAGATCTTTATTAATCCATATGATATGGTCTTTACATCTGCCTTTATCAGCTAAGACAAAGGCATCTGCATATAACATAAAGCTTGGTGTAAGCTCATTTAGTTCTGATTCCCATTGATTTAAGTTTTCATCAACTAGTTCCAAAGTTAAGAAATTTTCTTTATAATCAACTATTAAATTCTCAATATCTTGATATCTTTTTTTAAAAGAGTCAAATCCAAGTCTACTAGGTAAACTTATACCACTATATTTAGTTTTTATTAATTTTATTTGAGCTTCGTTTAAAGCCAAGATTTTATCCTCAAGAGCAATATCTTGATGTGCGTTTGAAGAAAGTTTATTCAATCTTTGATCAATTTTATACAACAAGCTATCTACTAGTATCATACAGAGGCAATTTTCTTAGTCTTAAGTTTTTCTTCTAGGAATAACAAATCATCTTGATTATCCTTATCAGCTAAATATTTTACAAGCTCTTCTTCTGAAGTTGAAATTTCTAATTCACCTTCATAAACTCTTCCACTAGGTTTAAGTTTATAAATAGAATGTGCAATAGCTTGCTTTACTAAATCTTTAATATGGAGTAAATTGTCTTTCATGTCAGCAAACTTACTGAAAACTTTAACTGGATCTAATCCTTTAAATTTGCCCTTCTTGAATTCTGTTTGTTTTAAAACATTATCAACTTGGTTGTATACAAATTCTTCAGGAGTATCTTCAGTAACTGGTAATCCTAACAATCTAGCAACTTTAATTCTTCTAGATGGAGACATTTTATCAAGTTTAACAATAGCTTTGTTGATAATTTGTTTCTTCTTGTAAAGAACTGCGTTTTCTATCTCATCATCCACTACATAAAATTGTGTGTCTGCTGGATACTCACCTCTTTCCCACGCTCCAAATGATGAAGCAATTGTAGGATGCACCCTTAACCAAGCGAAAGTCAATTCCTGAAATGGTACTCCTAAGTCATAGAAGTTATCACCATCCATTAATTTAACTGGCTTAACGTGAGCTTCATCACTAGTAGATTGAGATAATCCATAATTCCAAAACAAAGATCGAGGACCTAGGTCTACACCTAATTCTTCTTCTAAGTAAGCTTTAAGTTTTGTAACTCTTTCTACTTCTAGTTCTCTTTCTGTATCATCACCTATACGTTTAATATAAGCAGCTTTTGGATCTAGTCCAGTGCGATACTTTCCATCAAATTCTTTATAAGGATATTTAAAAACACCAGTACCTGGAATTCTTGTCATACCTTTCTTTGATAATTCACTCTCCATTGTCTGAAGTTTAGAATCACGATATTCTCTAACGATCGTAGAGATCTTACCTAATTTACCCATAATGTAGTTTTTAAAAATTGGTTTTTAATATTAGTTGGATGAGAAGCGACGAAGCTAACTCACCCTATTGGGGAAAAGTGTGGCTTGGAAGGAAGGAGCAGGAAACCAAGACACACTTTTCAGAACCCTCAATTAAAATTGAGGAATCTCTTCTATAAGAACTGTACGAGACAAGTCCTCTATAAATATATCACATCTATCCTTCATCCAGATTTCATACCCAGGGAATTTATTTGCAGAACTCATACCTTGAGATTTTGCAAAACCTAAGTGATGTCTAGTACCATCAATATAACCCCAAGTCATTGAAGGAGCACCCTTCATTCTAACTTCACGCATATTGTTTAACATTGAACCATCTCCAGAAGGTGACACATCAAATACCATAAATACAGGAGTAGATTTTTTATTCTGACCAAACTCTAAGTTTGTCTGAGGTAAATCTAACTCTTTAAGGTGAACTAATTCTACTTTACCAGTTTCACGAGTAACCATAGAGTCAAAAGCAAAATTGTAAGTAATATTTTGTCCACTTCCTTGCATAAATCTATCTCCAGAATCTGCAACGAATGTTAATCCAGAATTAAGAGCGTCATTCTTTAAAGCTGTTTGGAATACATCGAAACCTGCTTCATTAGTATACATCTTAACTCGTCTATCTTTAACGTCCACTCGTCTGTAGAATAAATCTCCAAATACTGTACGTATTAAGTTAGCAGAGAACTCTCCTCTGTTATATTGTACTAAGTTTCCATTAGTACGCATTCTATGGTAAACACCAGCAGATGTACGTTTAACTTCTTGACGACTACCACCAGACTTTACAGTACCAGGTTTAGCCCAAATCATACGCTTAACTTTAAGCTCAATCATTGATTTACGCATCCAGAACTCTACGAAAGGTTCCCATCTAACATCATTTTTAGTTAATGGTGTTTGGTTACGTTGAGAAGGAGCATACACTAAAATATCTAGTGCTTTACCAGAAGCATCTTTTAATGTTCTGTCATCAGCCCATTCTGTGATTTTGTGTTCATATCCATATCCTGAACCTAAAGATTCAAACATACTGATTTCTTCACCTAATCTAGGAAGACCTAATAAGTCTTGATCAAATTCTCCAATAGCAGCATCTACTAATTCTAATTCTGTGCCAATAGCTAAGAATTTAGATTCAATAAAGTCAATTGTAGGGTTATCAGACACTAAGTTAAGAGTGTATAAGAAACCGTTATTCCAAGGCACAGGATCTTTAATCACATATACTCTTGGTCCATATTGACGAGATCCTAATGAAAGGATTGCGTTTTTAGAGAATTCATTAGTATCACATACTATTTGAAATTCTTGTCCATCAACACCAGGCTTTGTTAAAGCACCTGTAGATGTAGGAACATCTATGATTCTAGGGAATTTGTAAGGAACTTGGATTTTCCATTTCCATGCATCACTATTGTTATCAATGTAGTAAGGGGTAGACTTGTTGATCATATCTAAAAAATCATTACTATACAAACTTGATTGTGTATAGATAGATATGATTTTCTTATCATAATCAGCAGGTTCAGTTGAGTGGAATGATTCTAAGTGATTAGAATCTGTCAGTTTTCCTACAGCTCTTTTGTCCATTGAAGAAACACGAGCGTAGTTAAAACCAGTTAATCCAGGAATTGTTTGAATTGCCATTTTTAATTAAGATTTAAAGTTAAATTATTATTGTTTATTATTTAAACCAACTTGAAGCAGGTTTTCTTTTACCTCCAACATGAGTTGTTTTTGTTTTTTGTCTAGCGACTTCCTTAAATAATGCACTAGATTTCTTAGACACACCACTTTTCTGTATAGTAGATAGAGTTGGGTCATTTTCTAACAGCTTAAGTAACAAACCAATTTTAACTTTGTTTGCATGATTTTCAGGACGCTTTAAGTCTAAGATAGTTTTATCAAAGTCTGTGAGGGTTTCTCCTGATTCTGTTTTCCATTTATCTACTAAAAGGAAATCTTGTAGTTCTCTTGCTATTTTAGGATTTAATGGTATTCCATCAAACTCCTTGTTTTTTGCTTTTTCTGTTAACACATCATTAACATTCTGAGCATACTCTTGTTTTTGAGCAAGTTTATTTTGTTGTTTTTGTTGAGCTTCTAATGTTTGTTGCTTCAAAGAAGCAGACTCTTTTTTAATTAGTACTTTATGGTGTTTTTTAGATACATCCTCCAGATCTCCGTAATTTTTCAATCTATCAATCTCGCTTTCAGCATCATCAGGCTCAAAGCCTTGATTCAATAATGTTTGTCTCACAATAGCTTCTTGGTTACGTTCAACGGATAAATCCATATCTGTAAAGGATTCTAATTTTGCTTGAGCACTAAAAAATGTTTTTGGATCTAGTCCTTTAACATATATAGCATCAAAAGCATCTTGATAATCTTGACCAAATTGACCTATAAAATTAGATACCATTTCATTAGCAGCTTTAGTTTTTTCTTCTGTAAATCTAGTTACAAAATCTTCTGAGGAGTCTATTTCAATACTTTCTTCCCCTTCATTCTTACTAAATACCCCTAACTCAGCTAAATCGTTTGCTAATGCTCCAAAATTAACAGCAGATTCTTCACCTTCTTCTTCTTCTT